TGGTTCGCAATTGCTGTCGGCCCGCAAACAGACAACAGCGGAAAGCCCATTGGGCTTAACGTTGCTGGACGAACGCGGTTAAGGAGCGACCTAGCTCGCGGCCTCATCTCACGGAGAGAGGCAACGTTCCTAGGCATCCAATCATCTTTGGTAGTAACCACTAAGTTCGCCGTACTACGGCTACCTGAGTGGGACGGATTCCGTCACTTACTCTTCAAAGAAGTGTATGAAGTATCAAACATCTCGCTTTTCGGTAAAAAGTGGAAGAAGTTCACTACTGCTATACAAAACTCACTCTTAGACAACCAACTCTTGGTGCGGCCGCGGGCCCAACTAGAGAACGTTGTGAAAGAGTTTCCTATCGCACGTGCTGTCGTAGATATTCTACTAAGATGTGGCATTGCCATACTTACCGGGCCTAAGGGGTCCAGGGACAGAATGTGGGTAGTAGCTCACCTAACGCAGTCAAGATTCTTGCCGGGACCTTCCCGCAGTGAATGCTTAGCCGCAGTGGTAGAGTTAAAGGCTCGATTGACCGGACCTAGACCGGACGGAACCCAATGGGTAACGTCGCCGGAACGGGTACAGTCCCTCGAGCAAGCCTGCATGCAAGTCGGGTTGGAAAATCGAAATTCGAAGTACGCTAAGGATGTGACAGTGTCGCACCTCTCGCTATCGAACTCGGCTTGCTTAGAGTACACTCGGAAAGAAGGCGGTAAGCTAACCATCCTATGGGGAAGCTTCAAAGAGTTCTTGGATTCCAAGATCTCCGACCACTTTACTTTCGGAACGAAAGAAGACGAGGAACTGTTTCGATTGCGAGCACTGCTCGAAAACGTTACTAGAACCGTCGCTTCAAAAAGCGAACAGCAGTCCGGCCCTAGTCTAGAGACTCCACGGGAGGTCTATAGGCAAGGCAGGTACTTGCAGCGCGCTCGGCTCTTAGAGCAAATTCGGCGTCTCCCAGTGGGACAGACTCCGCACGGATTTACTCAAGAGGATTTACATGATTTGTTCCACCCTGACCTGCCTGAGGTTTTCAATGAATTCCCCCTGCTGGCCAGTTACCTTCCTTCTGGATTCCAGATGGACCGTGTGGCGGAAGCATATCAATTAGCCCGTCTCAACTTGCAACGCAAGATAGACGGTAAAGTTCTGGAATCGAGTGGAGTCTTCGATGCCATCGGCAACGAGATCTGCTCGAACAAGGATATCGACTTACAAATTTGGAAAGCCGCTTACCTTGCAGAACCGCTTGAGGTTGAGTCTTTCAACTCCGCCCTACCGCTGGTAGACGAAGATGGAGACAAAATCCTTAACTTAAGATCAGGAGTGGACAGCCGACTCGGCATGCTCATCTTCCTTTGGTCTGAAGTTCAATATCGCAAATGGACGGCCACTGGCCGGTTACCGCTTCCCGTGGACCCGGTACCCATTTCCGAACCTGGAGTAAAGGCCAGGATTGCTACCAAATCACTGATTTGGATCAACCTGTATCTTTCCCCGGCAAGCCACCTAATCAAGGATACGATGATGTCGATTCCAGGATGTAGGGTAGGCTTAAAAGGATCGGACCATGCGTGGAACTTTGAGGCGTCTTTTGGACGGCACTCATCGTCCTGGCGTGAGATAGAGGCTATCTCCACGTCAGATCTAACTGCAGCCACTGACTGGTTAGAACACGAAATGGCGAGAAAAGGAATGAAG